CTCAAGGCGCTCTTCCTGATAAACCTTATCGCCAACACCATTCTTCCAGTTGTCTCGGCCGTAACGCAAACCTTCAATGAAAATCTTCCCGATCGCCAGAATCGAATACCACGGAATTAGAACCAAACCAGTCCCAACAACGTCCGACTTCGCCAACGTAACCACAGCGGGTTTATTCACATAAGGACAACGTAGAGCATGCGGTACTTCATTGACACTGAGTTTGCGGAGCGTCAGGGCAGTATTGATTTGATTAGCTTGGGGATTGTTGCTGAGGACGGGAGGGAGTTTTACGCCGAATCGTCGGAGTTTCGTGACAGCATGGCAAACGATTGGGTGCGTGCCAATGTATGTACCAAGCTGTGGAGCCGTGGTGATGAATCACGGCATGAATTCTTCCCTGACGTGTTTACTGGCATTTTTGAAGACAGGGCATCTATTGGAAGAAGCGTCTTGTCTTTCATTGGCGAGGACAAGCCGGAGTTCTGGGGCTACTATGCCGACTACGACTGGGTAGTGTTCTGCTGGCTGTTTGGCGCGATGGTAGATTTGCCGAATGGCTGGCCGATGTACTGCCGGGACATCAAGCAGTTGTGCGATTTGATGGGCAATCCGAAGTTACCGGAACAGGGGCGCGGGGAGCATCATGCGCTGGCGGATGCACGGTGGAACAAGCTGGCCTGGGAGTTTCTGCAAAATTCGTCTTGGCAAAAACGAATGGTTCGCCTGGGTCTTTGCTCGCCGGAAACAGATCCACGACCAGCCACCCCTGAGTGACTCCCTTGTTGATATGCTTCTGAAGTGGCGAGTGGGAATCAGTTTGCCTTACTGTGTCAATCGTCCGTTCTTAGCCCGTCTCTGGTTCATGGCGCGTTTCACTGCCGACAGGTGGAATCTGCGTCGAGGCTTGGTCAGGATGCGCCTGGTGAGTCGTGGCGGTTCCTTGTGCATGGCTGGCTTGAGATCGAACAGCCAGCGGCGATTGACGAGCCAGTCGCGTTCGATTGGCGGAAATGGTTCGTAGGGCTCGCAGTTGTCTTCTCTTGATTGCCTTGGTTCGAATGAATAGGCGACAGTCCATTCGTCGGAGTAGCAGCATGTGCAGCAAGTCGAATCGGACGACGCCATCATTTAGAACCTTCCTTTTTGAGCCACTTGCGGCTAAAGCTGTTCAGCCCTCGGAAGGGACATGATTTGATTTCGAAATGACTCGCGAGCCTTCTCTGCCCAGGTATCTTCTGTACCAACGTCAACGATCGCAGGCGTTCCCCAGGTTACGCTTCCGTCCCATCCTGGCGGATTGAAATACTGTAGCGGTGAACCTGCGCGAAAGGTGAGTCTAAGTCGTCCTTCTTGGTATGGTTCGACCAACGATCGTACAAGTAGTTGCTCTAACTCTTCGCGAGTTTCTCCGCAAGCTACTGCTCTAACGGATTCAGCTTTACCTGTTACTGGGTTCAATTGCAGAATGAACATGGTTCTTTCCTAATCAACGAATCGTGACGAACTGGGTTGGTCCAGTGGATAAAATCGGCGCGGAGCGACATGGCCGCCCAGCGCCCTGAACGTAAGCCCGCCTCGCTTCAGTTGCATCGAGTGGACTGGCCTGTTGCCTAAGTAGTCCGACTTGATCGTTAGCGTGTTTGTCGGATGGTTGTCAGCGCGAACTACTTCGATCTTCGTTCCCTGCGGAATATCCGCTGGGTTCGGTAGCTTGAGTACGATCGATTTCTTTTCCGCTGATGCGAAGACACAGGACACACCGATCGGTATATCGCAGCTTTCATCGACCTCCAGCACTGTGTCGCGCATGTTGTGGTACTGGGCGATCTTGCCGAACGTGAACGTGCAGTTGGAAACTGTTCCGCCCAGGATGTCGACCACGTTATGCACGAACGGCGACCACGCACCGCCAGTGAATTTGTAAAGCACTCCATCGCGCATTTGGTACTTTGACTTGTCGAGCGAGTTGATGTTGGCGTATTGCGTGCAGGACTGAAGCGTAACGGGCTGCGAGCCACCGCCTTTGTAGAACTTGACTGACTCGGTTCGGCAGCCTTGGATAAGAATCTGATCGGAAACACCGCCCGAGTCGGCTCGGATGTCCCAGCCGTCATCTGGGCCAGCGTCGAGCTGTTCGTTGAAGTGTGTCGACTGAAAGCCGGTACTGAAGACGTTGAAGGAACCGGCATAGGCGGTGATGCCGTTCAGGTAGTCTTGGAAGTTGCCGCCGACGAACGTGTTGTTGAGCGCGTTGTAGCCGTTCTGAATGTAGCAGTTGCGCGCACCTGAGAAGTGGCAGTTGAAAAACGCATTCTCAGAGCCTTGTCCGCTGTTGCCGGCGGTTCGGTTCATATAGAAGGCCGTCTGTGATGTTTCGCCGTCGTATAGACCTCTGCCGCTAAAGAGGCAATCTGTGAACGTGTTGCCTTGGATGCCGAAGGCAGTTCCGTCTATGTCGACCACAACGTCGGTGGCCACTGGAGGAGCAAAGCATAGATTCTCGAACCGCGAGTACCATAGCCCCTTAGCGCGCAAGCCTTGGACGATGGTGGCATTGTCGCCGACGCGCCCAGAGCCGCGCACGATCAAGCCTTTGACGCCATCAGGGATATCTATTGCCGAGTGGACGCCTGGCGGTAGATCGATCACGGTAGGTGCTGACACGAGCATGGCAAGATTCCTAAAAGAGAACAGTAAAGTTAACGCTTCACCACTTTGACTTGTCGGCCATCACTGTCATTGGTGTCAATCCGTACGGCGATAACTTCGAACGGATAACGTGTCTTGATTGTAGTGGATAGCGACTCGGCGATCGTCTCGGCATCCACTGTTGGCATCGCAGTGAGGCTTAGCAGATTGATGACGCCGTTGGTGTGCCGAAATACCTTCCATGACGAGCCATATTCAGTCACCAGTCGATCAAGCACCATCGATTCTTCGCTCTCGCCGGCATACTCGACGAAACCTCCACCGGCATAACGCACTCGGAACAGTGTCAGTTCGCCCAGCCCTTCGGACAGCAGCCTATTGCGCCAGTCAAGGGCCTCGATGCGCGACATGGTGGTGTTGTCCGGTGGGAACACGTCCAGGCCGTTTATCGCTTCAACAAAGAGCACTCCAGGAAAAATCGTGCGATATTCCGAGAGTGGCTTGGAACCCTTCAGAAGCACAGCCAAGAGTCTCATTGAGTCTTGGTAGATGGCGTAGCGCTCTTCGGGTGTAACGAGGCCAGCCGCTTCGTTCAGAGCACTGATGAGCTTGCCGGTGATATATGCCTTTTCAATTGGGTTCATGGTTGCCTCAAAAGGGAATGTCGTGATCTTCTTCCAAAACGCGATTGACTGGCTGGCGTTTGAACTTATACCACCGTCGAGCTATGGCTCTGCGCATACGCCAATCGTTAGTCTCGCTCCATAGCAGTCGCCAGTCGAATAACAGTGCCAGTATGAATCGAGCGCGGCGGATGTCTTTGAATGGATATGACGCATGCTCGACGTAACCTTCGATGAGCGGCTTGTGAAACGAGTTGAGATCAGGTTTGCGGTAGAGTCGCTGTATCGGTTCATGGAACGTGTACCTTCCGAACTTCCACCGCTTGAGCAAGATCCACACTGGCGCTTTGAACCAGCCATCGCCATCGCACTTCCAGCAGCCATGCGGTTCGTAGAGGCCACCAGTGCCTTCACAGCTCCAGCATATCTTGCCTTCGATGTGCTGAAGATCATGGCCGTCAAATGTTCCGAACCATCGCAGGATGCGTTGCTTCATCTTGTAGAATCGCTCGCGACGTTCCTTGCCTGATGGTGGGCATGTGTTGGCGATGTGCAGTAAACGAGCAATCATGGCGCAATCTCCTTTGTACGTCGTATCAAATCAGGAATAGCTTTCACGTTGGATGTCTCAAAGGCTTCGCACCATTCTCGCGCCAACTCGCGTAGCTGCTGGTTCTCGTCGGAAACTCGCTCGACGGTTTCCACCAATGACTTATCAAGCTCAGAAGTCAACATAAACAAGCGACCACGCAGCTTGGCGTTTTCCATTGACAATGCTTCGCACAGATTGCTGGCGGTGCGCAGGTCATCCTTCAGATTATCACTCGGCATGATATGTCGCCTCCAGTGGTCTTAAGTGTGTTGGCCATTGCGCATCACGTTCCGTAAACGACTTGTCGATAAACAGAACACGGTTCGTCGGCTGGCATGTAACCCGGCCGTTGTCTAGTTGGATGAATTGAAACTCTTTGGCTTCGTCGGGCGATTCAGAGTAGGCATCGCCGATGGGAACGGCAGTGAAGAGATACTTGCCTTCGTACTCCTTCTCGCAACCGCACCGTGCGCGAGCATCGAGCCCATAGAGATACTTGTAGCAGAGCGTTGAAAACTCAGTGCCGTAGCAGTCCCAATGCTGTGCAAAGCCAGGCGTCCAGTGCAGTTCAGGAACGTCGTAGTAGTTCAGTGCATGCAGCGGCACTTCACGATAGACCGCGCCACTCTTGAGCATGATCTGACAGCCCCACACGCGGCCAGTGTAAGCCACGATGCCGAACCACACGCATGGTTCAGTTCCTTGCAGCTCGCCGCCAGTGATGTACTTCTGTTCGACATAGCAATACTGGTGAGTTGGTATGTCGCCGGATTTGGAATAGATCATGGCTTCACCAATATTACATAGAGTTTCCTAGTCCTCTCCCATGCGTAGTTTCGCTGCTTCCGTTGCAGGGACTGAATATGTCCGATGAACTCTTGGTGCGAATAGCAAAGAATTCGCTCAGACCATGCGTAGCGTACTGTCATGACTCAAGCCTTTCCAGTGAACATGATTGAAGATTGAACGGTAACACAGCGCCCTTCGGCAACACCCACATCCATCGCATGTCAGCGACATCGACGATTGAATCGTTTGGCGGGAATATCTCGATGGCGATTCGTTCCGGCCAGAAGTGATCTTTGATCGCCTGCATGTCATCCCAGGTGATCGGCAGAGCATAGCCACGAGCGGTCGCTTTCTCACGACTCTTGGCGCGAGTGTGCTTGATCGACACTCGCAGCGTGCCTTCCCATGGCGTTCCTACGCAGCCAGGCGTGGCGTTGTCCCACACCTGGACGACTACGCCTCGTTCCCGGTCAGCATAGGCAATCGTCGGGCAAAGTGGATGATTCGCAAATTCACGAGTAAGGTCGACAAGTCGCTTCGGATCAATCATTCGTTCCTCCTTTTCGTCATAGACCCACTAGCTTAACGAATTGACCCCGCGAAGCAAATGGGATATTCTTACTACGTCCCGACAAAAAAGAGGGTGTGCAAATTTGCACAGGCTCCAATTCTCAACCAAGAAAGGAGGATAAACACGATGGCCAAGAAAGCTTCACCACCGAAGCCCAAGCCGAAGCCACAGGGCGGAAAGAAGGGCGGTAAGGGCTGCTAAGCCCATGCATCTAGTTGAATGAAAGTCGGAAGCATGTTTGTTGTTTGGGCATATCTCTGGGTTGTTTACTGGGACCACTGCGGTTCGTGTGCAATCATTGAGGCGATGCTCAGGCATTTCATCGCATACTGCCCAATGCGGGATAGGCTCCGCGATACGCCAGCACAGAAAGAATCCACTTATGGTTAGTCGCGAGACAAATAGCACAAGTGGCATTCGCTAACCGCTGGATCGTGTGGTTGAAGCGTGAAGGCGGTTAGCGTTTTTCGTTCATCAAATTGAGTTAGCACAATGGAACGCATCAAAGTAAAACCAGACGACGAATACGGCGACCTCACAGTCATCAAAGAGGCCGAAGTTTCGGCATCAGGCAAGCGTCAAGTTCTTTGCAAGTGCCAGTGTGGCAACAAGGTCACTGTGCGATTGGCTCATCTTCGTTCCGGCCATTCGACAACGTGCGGCAAATGCGGCATTGAGTACAAGGGCAAGCGAAAGACAATCGCCGCTTGGGCTGAGCAGTACGGCATCAACAAGTCGACTCTGCGGGCTCGCTTGAAATCAGGATTGGACATCGGGGAGGCACTGAAACGTGGCAAGTGACATGAACCGGCGTAGTTTATTCCTGCAAGTTGGCGCAGCGTGCTTGACTTGGATTCTTCCGAAGTCCAATGCAGTGATGGACGATGAAGACGGCCTTCGACTTGGGTTCGGTGAGTTCTACGTGGATCTTCCGAAAGATCGCTACACGGATTCCGTACAAGTCGACTGGATTCAGGCCAAGGAATGGACTGATGGACCTTGGGCCGGTAGGTTTGTGGCTCAGTGTCGTGTACGTCCGAATTCCGAAATGGACTGGGAACTGTTCGCGATGAACAGAGCTAGGGTTGAATAATGATGCTTTGGCCACTGTGGAAGATTCTGTTCTGGATAGCCGACCGCAAAGCACGGTATTGGTTCACAGCACCGCATCCATACTGGGATTGCAAAGCTGGCCGTCCGCAAGAGTGGTCAACGAAACGCTACGGTAATAGACCGCAGACCGTTTTCTATGAACGCTGGGAACGACGCAGGCAAGCAGCCGCTAAGCGTCTTGGAATCGATGTTCCTACGCTTGAGGATGAACGCAGGTTGGTTCGATTGCAATATGGATGGAAAAGAGATTGACCCACAGAAGCAACTTGCTATAGTGATAGTGTTGGCTCCCGGAAACGACTCAACAAACAATATAAACCGTCGGTTTGCTGCGCACTTCTTTCCGGGAGCCTGCCAGTAGATCGGCGGTTTTTTCGTGGAGTCATTCAATGACAACAGACGCAAAGGTTTCATGGAAGGAAATTGAGGCTGCGATTCGCGCACTGGAAAAGAACGGTCGCGTTGATCCAGTCGAGTTGATTGAAGCAGCTCGCAATCCAGAGCATCCATGTCATTCAAAGTTCACTTGGGATGTCGAGCAAGCTGCACAAGAGCGATGGCGAGATCAAGCTCGTGAGTTGATTCGCTCAGTCAAGTTCGAAGTGCGCGTAGAGAGCATTGGCAATGCCGTCTGCATGTACGTTCCATCTGGTGATGACGATGCAGTGTTTGTGTCGCTTCCAAAGATCCGCAGTAAGTCGCAAGCGTCTGCTGTTGTTCTTGCTGAGGTTGCCATGCTTCTCGGTAATGCTTCTCGCGCATACGGAATCGCACTGGCAAAGACGGGCATCATTGGTGAGGAAGTTGTTTCTCAGTTGAAAGCGATTCGGGACCAGATCGCAGCAGTGAAAGCTGGTCTTGAAGATTGATTCATTGGTCGCGGTGGGGACTGGATAGGCTCGTCGAGTCGCGTTGAGTCGTGGCGGTCGCGGAGTGTCTGGGTGGGGTATGTACCGGCAGGGTGAGGTATGTCGAGGCGGTCAAGTCGCGGGCTGGCTTGTCGCGGCTGGGATAGTTGCGGCACGGCGGTCATGGACAGTCGATGCAAGGCGAGTTGAGGTCTGTTCAGGCGGTTGAGGAAAGGAGGGGTGTGTTGAGTTCGTGATTGGTTTGTCACGGTATGGCGGTCATGTCATGGAACGGTACGTCGAGGTCCGTCACGGTATGTCGAGGAAAGTCCTGGCGGTCAAGGCACGGTATGTCCGGGTTGGAGGGTCAAGGCTGGTCGCGCCAAGGCGGTCATGATGGGTCAGTCATGGGAAGGCGGGGCGGTCGAGGCGTCGCAAGGTCGGTCCGGTTCCGGTCCGGCACGTTAGTGCATGTCCTGTTTCGGCAGGGCGGTCGAGTCGGGGATAGGAGTGGTCCGGATTGATCCGGTAAGACAAGGCGGTCAAACAATTTCGATCGGGAACGTTTCTCGATCACTACACAGTAGGGAACTCAGTTCCCACAATTTTGAAAGGTGCCATCATGGCAAAAGCAGCAAGTGGAGTTTTGGAAGCGATTGAAGTTGAACCTCTGCGAGTAGGCAGTATGCAAGTGTGGATAAAAGGCATTACGCCTTTGATCTGCAATCGACTGGCGGCGAAGGCTCGGCGTGAACTACTGATGCCCAAGGGGCCTAAGTCAAAAGCGGAAAAGCAGCAATCGCTAAAGCACAATCCTGTAGCGGAGTACAGAGACAGCATGAATGTTCGTGCTGGCGTTGGTCCTACTCGTATCGTCTTTCCAGCGCCGGCCATCAAGGGTTCAATGGCTACTGCCGCGCTCGAAACGAAGGGAACGAATCGAACGCAGATCGGCCGCTTGGTTTGGGTGCAGAACTATTCGGTCGACGTGTACGGTGTGCCTGAGTTATTCATGGCTATAGTGCGATCGGCGGATATGAATAAAACGCCAGACGTTCGCACTCGCGCCATTCTGCGAGAGTGGTGCATACCTGCGACGATTCAATTTGTGAAACCGCAGATGAACGAGAAGGCTATCATGCAATTGCTTTCCAATGGTGGCATCATCATCGGCATTGGTGACTTCCGCCAAGAAAAAGGCAAAGGCAATTTCGGCCAGTACCAAGTTGTGACTGAAGCCGATTGCAAGGACATCATCAAGAACGGCGGTTTGAAGCAGCAAGACGAAGCCATCAAAAACCCAGCCTGCTTCGACAGCGACACGGAAGAGTTGCTTGGTTGGTTCAATGAAGAGGTTAAGAATCGCGGTAAGGGAGAACTGCTTTCTGCGTAAGCAGATCATTGGTCGCGGATAGGTACGGCTGGGCGTGACACGGCTCGTCGCTGGCGGTCGAGTCCCGGCGGGGTCAGGTCTTGTTCGGTCGGTCTTAGTATGTCACGGCGGTCGAGTTGCGTTACGGCGAGTCGCGTCGGGGAATGGATAGGCGGTCAAGTTGTGGGCAGGCGTGTCCCGTCATGTTGAGCAACAGCATGTCGAGGCGGTTTGGTCAAAGCTAGGCTGCTCGTGGCGGTCGCGGGCTGGATGGGTAAGGAGTGGCGGTGCTGGTCGCGGTATGGAGAGGCGGTCAAGTCGCGTTAGGTTGCGGACAGGCGGGGCGGGTTACGGATTGGCGGGTCTAGCCCTGGCGGTCGTGATTGACTCAAGAGAGGTCATGCTGGATACTTCTGGCATGGCCTCTCTTTATTATGATTTAGTCCCGAAAGATCCGATCGAGAATCTTCGTTGGCGAGCCCGCTGCCGAGAGCGGGCTATCGTTGACAGGCGATTCCGCGACGCGATGTTTCAGGCCGCAATGGACGATGTGCTGTTCTTCTGTGCAGCATTTCTATGGGTGATTGAGCCACGATCTAAGTACAGGCAGCAGCCGATGATTCCTTGGTCCCATCAGGAGCCAGTGATTCTGGCGATGGACGAGACAATCACTGAGGCCATGGAGACGCAGCATCCAGTTTCTTTGACGCTGAAAAAGTCGCGCGCTCAAGGCGGCACTTATGTTTATTTGGCTGTTACCATGTATCGAGCGCTGAAGGAGTCTGGATTCACAACTGGACTTGTGACTAGAAACGAAAAGCTTGTTGACTCAAGCGTCAATGACTCTGCGGTGATGTTCAAAATTGCTTGGATGTTAGACCGATTGCCGGTGTGGATGTTGCCGGATGGTTATTCAAGAAATACGACCGACCACGTAATAAAGCTTAAAAACGGATCAGGCTGGAGCGGCTATTCAGCTACAGGCGACGTAGCTCGTGGTGGCAGGACATCGATTTTCTGTTTCGATGAACCAGGCAGCGAAGAGTTCGTAGCTGGAAACCAAGACTACAAAATGTTGTCGTCGGTTGCGCACGTCAGCAATTGCATATTTCTTGTATCAACATTCGGTCTCGATTCTGGTGTGTTCTATGAGTCGGCGACTGATCCAGATAACCCACGGGTTTACAATTTGAGCTGGAAGGACAATCCCGACCATTCCAAAAATATGTACATCGTGAAAGAGGGCATTGCCGTAGCCTTTCGGCCAGAGGAGCAAGGCGCAGTCAACGATTACATTGCGACACATCAGCGTGAAATTAAAGCCATCGAGCGACGTGGGCACAAGATTGAAGGACACATCCAGTCGCCTTGGTACAATGCCCACCGAATGCAACCAGGCGCTACCCCGCGATTCATCGCAAGAGAACTTGATGAGGATTGCCGTGGAGCCGTAGGGAAAGTCTTCAATCCAGAACTGCTCGACCGCATGAAGCATACTCACTGCAAAGGCCCGGTATGGGTCGGAAATCCCGTGTTCGATTCAGAGACGTGCAAGCTCACTGGTTTGATCCCCAGGGAAGATGGCTCGCTCAAGCTGTGGTTCAAGCCTGGAATCGACAACTCGCCACCGCTGGGACCGTTCACAGCGGGCGCTGACATATCGTCGGGCGGTGTGGGTGCCTATTCGTCGAACTCAGTCTTAACCGCGCTGGACAATCGCACTGGCGAACAGGTGTTGGAATACACGATCAAAGGGCTAGAGCCACGTCCGTTCGCACGGCGATGCGTCGGCCTGTGCATGTGGCTCAGAAACGCTTTGCTTGGCTGGGAAGATTCTGGCGTGTCTGGTGGCTATGCCAAGGAGATCATGGAAACTCTTTACTACGGCAACGTGTTTTACCGGAACGTGACACAGCTTGGTTCTCAGAAGAAAAGCCGCAAGCCTGGCTGGCCATGCCGCGATGCGGACAAGGCCGATATGTTCGAGCAAATGACACTGGCGATGGAGGATGGCAAGTTCGTTCCACGCTCGGAAGAGATGATCGTCGAGTGTGCCGAGTACGAATGGGATGGCGACAAGATCGTTCATGTGCCGACGAAAAACAAAGGGCTGACTGAGAAAAACCACGCTGACAGAGCTATCTCAGCAGCCGGTTGTTGGCTAGTCTTTAACACCGACAGCGCGGGTGATAAGATTGACAGCAGCGACGAAAATGGTCAAACTCCCGAGTATGGAAGTTTTCTGTGGCGCGAGCAACAGGTGCAAAATCGTGTAAGATCAGACAGTCCAAAATACGGAATTCGAGACGTGATTCGTCGTTACTAACTTTTTCGGAGGTAAAACCCGATGGAAGACAAGACTGAGAAGGCTGACAAGCCAGAGCCAACACTGGAAGAGAAGATCGACAAGGCGATTGAGATCATCCTAGATCAGATTCGCCACACCTTGAAGCCGCCAGAACAGCTTCAACAGACACAAGCTGTGCTGAACATGGCGCATGCAAAACAAATACTGCTTAACGAAGGAAAGACACCAAAGAAGTAAGGGGCCGCGACGCTAAAGGCGTCCGGCAATAATAAGGCATAAGTCGGAGTAGCTACCGACGAGATGCCTCTAACATCGCAGCCTTAGAGGGGTCGCGACGCTGATAAGCGTTTCGGCCCCTCATTTCTTTATAGGCTGCATATGTTCGACCTTTCTAACCAAGAAAAGCGAAGTAGGCTCTACAGGGCCATCAAGTCGTCTCGCGACGCACTAGACCCATTTCGTCGTGTTAGACAGGTGCTGATCAAAGACTACGTTGGTTCCTGGTATACCGAGACGGGCGCCGAGAACAAAACACTCATAAATCTCATCAACCAGACGGCGCGCATCTACATGATCTCGCTGGCTGCGAACAATCCGCAGGCTTTGGTTTCTACGCCACGAACTGAGAACATCGCCTTTGCCCGCAGGTTCGAAGTCAACCTGAACAAGCTCATCAGCGATATGTCCCTCGACCAGACGTTTCGCATGATCGTCTTGGATGCGTTCTTCTGCCTCGGCTGTGGTGTGGTGATGATGCGAGACACCGACACACGCTTCCATGGACTGCTGGAATCGGAAGAAGATGTTTGGCTTGATCCTGGCGAGCCATGGTTCAACCGAGTTTCACTGGACGACTTGATTCTGGACATGCCAGCCAAAGAGCTGAGCAAGATGCGGTACTGCGGCCATCGCTATCGCGCAGACTTCGAAAAGGTCATGGACGAGCCTGGCTATTCGAAGAAGGCCAAGGGCAAACTCAATCCAACCACGAGGTCACACCACGACTCGGTAGGTGCAGCTCGTGACATCGCTTCCGAGCATGGCAGTGCTGAGGATGATGACCTGAAGGAAATGGTCTGGCTGATGGACGTATGGATTGCCGAGAACAATTCCATTGTCACGATGGCGTGCGACCAAGAGGGCATAGAGCCGCTGATTGAGCGTGAATGGACTGGCTCGCAAGCTGGACCGTACAAGTTCCTATCACTGGGCGACACACCAGACAACATCATCCCCACTTCGCCAGCGATGAACCTGAAGGGGATGCACGATCTTCAGAATCGCTTGCATCGCCGGATGGAAGAGGATTCTGACGCGCACCGAGTCGTCAATGCGTATCCACCAGGAAAGGAAGACGATGCGAATCGTTTAAGGACAGCGGGCCGCAATGAATGGATACGTGTCACAGATCCTCAGTCGGTCAAGCAAGTTGAGATGGGTGGTGTCGATCAGCGAGATATGGCATTTGCCACGTTCCTGCAAACTGAATTCGACCGCATGGCTGGCAACCTTCAGGCGATGGGTGGGCTTGGCGCACAGGCCAGCACGGTCGGCCAGGAGGAACTGATTCACGGTCAGCTTACGAAGAACGTGGCTGACATGCGTGTAGCCGTGGTGAACTTCGCTTCGACGTGCATCTTGGATCTTGGCCGGTTGATGTGGGAGGATCAGACTCTTGAACTACGCACTTCGATGCCAGTCGGTCAAAGCGGTATTGAGGTCAGGTCAGACTGGACGCCCGACTATCGCATGGGCGAATTCGAAGACTACGACTTCCGAGTTGAACCGTACTCGATGGTCTTCAAGACCCCTCAGCAGCATGTGCAGGAATACTTCCAGGTTCTACAGCAAGTTGCCCCCCTATGGCCCATGTTCCAGGCATCGGGCGCAACGCTGAATGTTCAAGTGCTGGTCGATGAACTGGCCAGACTGATGAACAAGCCAGAAATCAAGCAGCTCATCACGTTCGCTACGCCTGCCGACATGCTGGGTGGCGATCAGAACACAGTGCGATCGCCATCGCACACAACGCGAGAGACTGTTCGTCGCAACATCCCCACCGGAGGCACCGAGCAAGCCCGCAGTAACGCTCTCATGCAAACGTTGATGGGCGGCAAGCCGCAGGTCAACGGACAACAATCCGCAATGTTAAATAGGGCACCAGCATAATGCCAAGGGAAAAAACAAAAGTGCAGCGTTGCTGCAAGCACTGCGGTAGTCAGTTTCTTGCTAGGCAAGACGAAGTTGCAAAAGGCAAGGGAGTCTTTTGCAGTCAAAAGTGCTGGAAAGAATCGCCGAAGCAAGCACCTATTGTCACATGCGGTTGCTGTGGAAAAGTGTTTGAAGACAAAGGCAGGAACAAAAGGAAATACTGCTCGCCTGGATGCTATCAGCAGTCACAGCGAAAAGCAGAAAAAGCAAAGACTCTCAGTAGGCCTCACGAGCATGACAAGTGGGCATTGGCTGTCATCTTGCGAGACAAGAAATGCGTTCGATGCGAGGCTACGGAAAGCCTGCAGGCTCACCACCTCAAGTCGTGGAAGAGTCATCCAGACCTGCGCTACGTTGTTTCAAACGGAGTGGCATTATGTCCGTTGTGTCACCACGCACAACACCCGTACCTTCCGCTGGAGAGGTTTGTCGAGTCCGGTGGAAAGAAGGTTCAGTATTGCGTCGTTTGTGAAACGGCGTTCTTAGTCAAGAAAAAGACACAGAGAGTTTGCAGTCGGAAATGCGGCTGGAAGCGCAAGGCAATGCAGAGGGCACCAGCGTGAGTGGAATAGTTCGCAAGTACAACGGCAGAGTAGTCACCGAGGCAGAGCTAGATCAGTTCATGCCTCGCAAGAAGCTGGAAGCCCCAGCCATGGTTGCAAACACCTACAGCGAGCATGATCCGCTCATTTCCGAAGGATGCGGAGTAATGAAGGCTCAGGTTGGCGAGATGCGAGAAGCAATCAGGCAGCACGGCATCCAGGGAGCCGCTGTGCACGACAACGGACAGATCCGATTCACCAGCCGTCGAGCCCGCAAAGAGTTCCTGAAGATGCGCGGGTTAAGAGACTCCGATGGGGGCTACTCAGACTAGCCCGCGATAATGCAACCATCCCTAACCGAGAGCAATGAACCATGGAAATCGCAGACCTCAAAGACGTAACGCCAAGCACCAGCTCGGAAGACATCAAGGCATTCGCCGAGCAGGTTATCAATGAAGCGAAAGCTGATCGCGCCGGCGAGAGCAAGCCAGAAGGCAAGTCCGATGCTGAGATCGTCAACAGCACTTCACAGCCAGCCGCCAATACAAAAGAAACACCTGCCGAGAAAAATTCCGGCAGCAACACCGTCCCGGAGGACGAGAAAGCCGGCAACGCATCAGAAGGCCCTGAATGGCTGACTGACGACGTGAAAGCCGAGGCAGCCGTGTATGGCATCAATGAATCGGAGATAGCCGATTTTGCCAGTCGCGAGGAGTTAGATCGGGCATTGAAGCTTTTTGACAAGACTGCGCTGGAAGCTGGCCGCAAGGCGATGGCGGAAGGTGAAGCCACGACTCGAAACGAGAAGGGCCAGTTTGTCAAAAAGGAAGAACCGAAAGCCGACCAGCCTACGGAGCAAGTTCCAGCGGATGGACGCTATCAGGTTTCGCTCAGTAAGGACCTGTACGACGAAGAGATCATCGGCGAGTTCAATCGAATGCACGCATTCTACGAATCTCGCTTTGCAGCCTTGGAATCGCGTTTCGCGGAAGAGGCGGCTGTGCAGCAGTTCGACAGTCTTGTTGATTCACTCGGGCATGCCGACCTCTTCGGCACAACGGGTAAAGAGACAGAAGAGGAACTGCAACGTCGCAGGGATTTGAATGTGAACGTCAATGCTCACATGATTGGTCTTGCAAAACTGGGACGCCCAACGGAGATGTCTCAGCAATTGATTAGCCGCGTCGCCAATATGACGTTCGGCGATCAAATTCAAAAGAAGTTACTTAAACAAAAGACACGCAACATTGCCAGACAGAGCAATAGCCGACTGGGCGGAAGCCCAACGAAGCCTATTCCACCATCGGACAATCCTCGTGATCGTGCCGGTCGGCTCTACAAGGAAATGTCGGGTTCATAACAAATAAGGAAAGTGCAACATGGCGTTAACCGTTGACCAAATTGATGATTTCGTAAACAGCATTCACCAAGAATTTGCTGGCCAAGAGCGACTGGCAGCGCAGGACATCTCCCTGCCGCTGCAAAAGTACCACTACGCATCGCGCCTCTTCTCGGGCAACTTGCAGAAGGACACGATGAGCACTTCGATGGCGAAGTGGAAGGTTAAGGTGGCGACTAACAACAACTTCCAAGTTGTCGGTCTGTACCACCGAGATTCTTCGGGTCGAGTGAAGACGCTCACCGAAGGTCAATTGAAGTGGGGCATGACGACCAACAACTACCATTACGACATCGACGAAGAAACCTTCCGAACTGGTGGTCGTCAAATTTACGACTACATCGAAGGCATGGAACGTGATCTTATGACCTCGTTCTACCAGGGCATGGAAGATCTGATGTTCGGACCTGGACCGTCTGGTCCGTTGGTAGATCCGTTTCCGCCTGTGTCTCTGCTGTGGTGGATCACTGCTACGGACGACAGCACATCCGAGAACAATTCGGAAGAAGGCTTCGACGGTTATGCGCCAGTCGGTTGGGGCAGCAGTGGCGTTGGTGGAATCGACCCAACGGTTTACGACCAATGGCGAAACCGCACGTTCCCTTACACGGACGTGAGCCGGGATGACTTCGTTGAGAAGGTCATCAACTCGATGGACCTGTGCCAATTCACGCCACCCGTGAAAGGTCCAGACATCGTGAGTCAAGAACGGATGGACTGGGAACTGCTCACCACGCACAGCCGCTTGGCTGCTTGCCGTCGTTTGCTTCAGTTGGGTAACGACAACATCGGCGACGACATGGCCAAGCACAGCGGTACGGTTTACATCCGTGGTGTGCCACTGAACTGGGTGCCTGCCTGGACCAACGAAGCCAGCGTCAACAAGCGAACGGACGGTATTGTCCTGGGCGTGAACTGGGCGACTTTCAAAGCGTACTACGCCGCTGGTCGTCAGATGCGCAAGACGCCTGCTTATCGCCATCCTGAGATGAAGAACGTCCGAATTCGCGCGATGGACGATGCGGTACAGATTGTTTGCTTCAATCGTCGCGGTAACTTCCGTGGCTACTGCACGAGCACCATAACCGAGACCACCTAAGGCTTAGCTGCCTGAAAGTAACCGTCTACCGGCGGGCGAGACGATATAAACCACGCCCGTCATTTTTCATTTTGGGACAACGCCCACCCTTGGCTGGGACACCCACTTTTACAGAAAGACTGTGTTATGACCGACGTGCAATTTGATGAACTGGAAACCAGGCTACTTTCACCCAAGTTGTGGCAGAGAATGGCTGCCCCATCCTGCATGAATCCGTCTGGAAGTTCCTACCGATCGCCAAGCGGCAATCCTGCCTTTGGATTCTTCGATGACTTCCACACGTTCAATGCCACAACGCTGGTTGGTCCTTACGCCAACCTATTGACGACGGGCTGCACGGCTGCGCTGGCTGCCGATACAGCGACCGAAAAGGGCGTTCTGGCCTTAGCGGTC